GTCAGCTCGACGTTCTCCTGCCGCTTGCTGCCGTTCTGGAACTTGGCAATGTCCATGCGACCAAGCGCAATCCTGGGCGACAGCTCGCCGCTGGACAGGTTGGACTGGATGATCTGGGCCTTGGCCATGCTTCAGTACCGGCCGTTGATCAGTGGGAAATCGTCGGACAGGGACTGGCTGGGGTCTTCCTGCGAGTCAATGGAGCGCGCCATTTTGGCCAGGGCCACGTATTCAGCCTTGAGTTCGTCGCGCAGGCTGGTGCTCTGCGTGACCGGGTAGGCCATCTTCCAGAGCATGCGGGCGGTCATCAGCTCGATCAGCTTGGAGTCCCATGAGGCCTCGACCTCGTTGCGGAACACGTATTCGATGGGCAGCACGGTTCCTGAAGCCAGGATGTTGCGGCCCATGACCTTGAAGTACTCGGTCTGAGGCGCCTGGCCGAGGTAGATGTCATTGACCGAGATCAACCGCAGGAAGTCGCCGGGCAATGCGAATTGGGCCGAGAAGCGGGAGACTGGAACGGTGGACAACGGAGCCAGCGCCACCTGCTTGATGCAGCAATTCCAGTTGTGCTCACGGAGGATGGAGTCGCGCTCCATGGGGTAGAGGTTGGCGCATAGCGTTGCCAGATCGCCGGTTTCCTCGAAAGAGTTGATTGGGGCCTTGCCCAGCTGGAGCAGCGCGGCGCTGCAGATGCTGACCTTCGTTGTCAAATCGCTCTCCCGGTTAAACAAAAAAAGGGGGAAAGCGCGAGCTCTCCCCCTGGTTGGGCTGGGTCGCCCCGCTTTATGGCGATAGGTACGGAACTTCGACGCGGATCTGTTGGTTCGCCGCGCCCGCAGCGCCGGCCACGGTCATGTAGAGCTCCACGTCCTGGGTCGTGAAGTACTCCTGGCCGAGGGTGCACTTCGTGCCGGTCACGACAGCCGCAGTGGCGGCCGAGGCGATTGCCGTGGCGGCCATCACCGCATCAGCGACGATTGCCACCTTGGTGATCGGGTCGCGGATACCGACGGCCAGCGTCGAGGAAGCGGTGCCTGCTGCGTTGGACAGCACCACGGGCAACAGGAAGCGAGCACCTTGGGGGATGATCAGGCCAGTGCCGATGGTGTCGTTCTGGGCTGGTGCCGCGTAGGTGGCGACCGTCTGGATGACGGCGACGCGCACACGGTTCTGAACTGCGGCTGGGCTTTTGCGACCCAGCGTCTTGTCCGCTTGCGAACGGACCATGAGGATGTTTTCTGCCATGATGATTTCTCCGGGAGGTGTTTGGTGGGTTTGTGAATGAAGCCCGGAGTTACCCGGGCATCACGATCACTGGAAAGAGATCGACACGACCTTCTTCTCGTCCTGGCGGCCTGCGCCGTAGCTGGCGGCCATCGATACTTGCCATGCGTCCTGCTTGTCAGCGCGGCGGGCCACATTGCCTTCCTCGTAGCCTTCACCGAAGTGAATGGCGTCCTTGGTGTAGGCGACGGTGGTGTACACGCTGGCAGCGACGTTCAGGCGCTCGTAAGGGATCCAGGTGAAACCCAGCCAGTTGGCAACCTTGCCGGTCTGCAGCATCTGACCGGCCAGGAAGTCGGCGCTGGTCAGGGTGGTGTCGCTCAGGATCTGGCCCATCGCCACGCTGTTGTAGAGCATGAACAGCTCCTCGCCTTCTTCGAAGCTGTCAACTTCGTTGGCGCGCATGATGGTCTTGGCCTGGATGACCTTTGCCTTCGTCAGACCGGTACCGCCACCGGCGATGATCTGTCCGGCTGGCAGCGTGTAGCTGGTCGTACCGTCCTGGCCGATGACAGTACCCAGCGCCGCGGCGTAGATGATGTCGTCGATGCGGCGGTTCTTGGCAGCCATCAGGGTCTGCATGTACTGTCCACCCGTGACCGGGTTCACCTTCATCTTCGGGATGTCGGCACGGTCCAGCGGCAGCGCACGGTAGAAGTCGCGCATCGGCACATTGCGTGCACCGAACAGGGTGTCGCCCCACTCGGTATCGCCCAGGCGGATGACTTTTTCAGCCAGATCCGTGGAACCGATGTTGTTGATGGTGAAGGCAGAGCCCTCGATCTTGCCGCGCGACGTGACCGTGCGCATGAGGCGAGATTGTTTCTGCTGGGCAGCTTGACGAAGCGACGCGTCCCATTGGGTGACGAACACCTTGTCGATGGTGTCGCCGGCAAACAGGATCATGCCGCTGCGGGCCATGTGGCCGAAGATGGCTTTGTGGACCTGCTCGCCGACGTATCGGGCCGCGCTGGTGACGAGGTTAGGCTTGATGACGGCGAAGGCGACAAGCGCGATCACTGCCAACATGAGGAAAACTGATTTCATGGTGAAAATCTCCTGAAAAGTTGAACGAGGTGTGTTCGCCGTTTCAGGTGATCCCTTGCGGGGCCTGCGTTTCGCTGGCTATCGCGGGCTGGGTCGGTGGTCCTGGTGCCATCCAATGGGCCGATGGAAGGGAGTGTGTTTTTTCAGGCCTCCAAAATCTTGGACAAAACAAAGCCCGCGCATGGCGGGCTTGTTGGTGAGCGCTGGTTGCGTCAGTCGTCTTTGGGTGTGATCTTCTCGAAGTGGTCGTGCACCTTCTTGCTGATCGCGGCATGCTCGGGATGCTTGGCATCGTGATATGCCGGATGAGCCATCAAGGCTTCAATGCCGCCGCCGGCCGCATCGGTGCCGCCGTTGGCGCTGACCGAGGACTTGTCTTCCTTCATCTCGCCGGCGATGGTGGCCAGCATGCGAAGGCCAACCGGGTTGTTGCCAATCGCGGAATCCATCTCGGCTTCACTCACGCCCGCGGCCTTGGCCAGCTTGACCGCCACCGAGTAGGCGCCGGCGATGTTGGTTTCATAGTCGCCCTTCCACGTTTCCTTCAACGTGGCGATGGCCTGTTCGGCGCTCAGTGCCTGGCCGGCGTTGACCAGATCCGGGGCAAGCCTGGCGTATTCCTCCATCACAAGGGCGTACTGGTCCTGGCTGAAACCCTTTGCATGCGCTTTTTCCTTGAAGCCCTTGGCAGTCGCGTCGTCGATGCCGATAGCCTTGAACTCTTCGGTGTCGGGCAGCTTGTAGTCGTCGGCGGTCTTGGGCCGGATGTTCTCGCCGGCGCCCAGGCGTTTCTCCAGGTTAGCGCGGTGCTCCTCCACCTTGCGGAATGTAGCCGTGACGTCGAGCTCGCCCTTGTCGTTCTTGACCTGGAACTTCTCGGGTACCTTGGCGGCGCTCCACTCGTCAGCAGTAGCGCCAGCGGCCAGGGCGGATTTTGGGTCAGCTGGTGGTGCCGGTGGTTCAGTGGGTGGTGCTGCTGGAGGTTCGCCCGGGGCTGGTGCTGGTGCTGGCGGCGTGGCAGGCGGTTCAGCCGGTGGCGCTGCAGGAGCTGGCGCGGGCGCGGGAGGTGCGCCGCCACCAGTGGCGCCGGGGTCGGCATTCATCAGACGGTGAGTTTTCAGCAGCATGGGTTCTCCTTCAGTCGGTGGGTGGAATGTCGTGGGTGGATTCGCGCTCGCCGGTGTTGGCGAGGTTGATCTGGCGCACGATGTGCTGGATAACAGCGTGCTCGCCCATGTGGTGGTAGGTCTTGATGACGGCATCAATGCCACCTTCAACCACTGCGGGCTTGGAGAAACGGGTGACCAGGTCCTCGAAGATGGCGGCGCCGCGCTTGTCTTCCTCGAATATCTGGCGGTACAGGTCGGCCGGAATCGGCCCCGGTGCTTTGCTCATGGGTTACGCGGCTCCAGCCACGGCGCCTTCGATGGCAGCACCGGCGCCTTGCATCATCAGCTGCTCCTGCGCAGCCTCCTGCTTGGCGGTGGCCCTGGCCTGGGCGTCCATCTGGCGCTTCTTGACCAGCTCGTCGGGACCGCGCAGGAACTTGTCCGGCACGCCGAAGTCCTGGCCGATCTCGTAGTTCATCTCGTCCCACTTGATCACATCGAGCTTGGTCGGGTCATTGGTGGCCGCGGCTTGCTCGATCAGGCCAGCGGTATAGGCCTGGGCGGCAGTGACCTGCTCCATCTTCTGGCTGCGCGACAGCGGGCTGATGTAGGTGACGGTGTAGTCGGCATCGAACAGGCTCTCAGGCACCGGGCCCAGCTCAGCCTCCAGCGCGCCGGCCCGGAAGGCGATGCCGAAGCAGCGCTCCACCACGACCTTGGGGAATTCGGACTGCAGGCGGCCGAGGATGGGGCCGAGCAGCTGGCGGATCAGCATCATGTTCTGCTGGATCTCGGTGGCGCTGCGCACCGGGCCGTTGGCTGGCGTGAGCTGGTCGGCCATCAGGGTCTTCCTGATCTGGCTGCGCAGCTGGTCGGATTTGGTGAAGCTGACGTTGAAGTTTGCACCCGTCACCAGCGGCGCCATGCTATCCAGGCTGCCCATCATCACGACCTTGCGGGCGCCGATGCTGATGGTCTTTGGGTTCAGCACGCCGTCGTCTACTGCTTTCCACATGCCGCTGACGGCGATGTCCAGGCTCTGCAGCTCCAGCTTCAGGATGTCGTTCAGGGTCTTGACGTCGGGCAGAACGTTCGAGCCGATGCCAGTGGCGTAAGGCGTGCCGGGAATCAGGCGCCAGCGCGGGACAGCGCAGGGGAACTCGTGATAGCCGGACTCGCGCACGATGTGCTTGCAGCCGCGCTCCATGTGGCAGCTGCGAAACGGCAGGTTCTTGGCCAGCATGCCGGTGGCGCCGCGGCGTGGCTCGATGGCCCAGAGCATGTCCACCTTCTCGGTCAGATGCCCCTCGTTGAATTTCTTGCGCGTGCCCTCGCTCACCTTGTCCAGGCCGTACTCGCTGACGACCTGCTCGACGGTGGGCTGCCATGTCCGGTAGATGGTGTCGACCTTGCCCTGGGCTTTACTGCTCGACACGTGGCACTGCTTGAGCGGCCAGGCCTCGAAGTTGAAGCCCGGCGCGTCGCGGCCCTGCGCGTCCTTGGCCTGCTCGATGTACATCACGAACCAGCCGGCGGGCACCAGGTCGCTGTAGCCCTCATATGCGGCCGAGGAGAAGCCGCTGGCGTGAATGTGTTCGAACAGGAACTGTGCGGCGCCGTCCATCCAGCGGCTGGCTTCTTCCCCGCGCTGGCCAGCATCGAGGCCGAACCAGCGGGCGTTCTCAGGCGTCATGCCGGATGCGAAGTTGCTCTTGAGGACTTCGGCCGAGTCAATGGCTGTACTGTCGTACAGCCGGGCGCGCTGGGCCTGGGCGGATGATGCGTTGGTGGTTTCGTCGCTGTACCAGCTGGTGGCACGTTCCGGAGCGAGGTAGGTAAAGACGTCGCGCCATACATCCTCGCTGGGCTGCCGTTGCGCTACCAACTGGCCCAAACGTCGTTCCAATTGGGAGGCGAGGTCGTCCATTTATTGCCCGAGGGTTGCTTTTCCGGTGGAGAGTGCGCTGGATGCCTGCATGCCGGCACCGGTTGCAAGGGCCGACTTGCGGCGCTGGACGTTGCGCGCTGCGCTTTCTGTGTTGGCGCTGGCCGCAGCCTTTGCGGCAGCTTCGTCAGCCGCGATCTGCGGGTCCACGGGCTTGACGACCTCGGGGACTACCGCTGCTGGTGCTGATTTACCGCCGCACATGGCTTACTTGACGCTGGTGGCAGCCAGGCCGCGCTTCTGCAGCTCGTTCAGGGCTGCAGGGTTGGCGCCGAGGTGGGCCGGTGCGATCCAGCCTTGCTTGGTCAGGATGGCGGCGGTCAGATCGTTCTGCTTGTGTTGGTTCTTGCCCGTGAACTCGCTGATGTCAGGGCAATCAGCGTAGGGGTCGACCTTGGCCGGGGCGGCCGGCATCTGGTTGGCACGCAGCAGGCGGTTCTCCTCCTCCAGCATGTCCATCCGCTCTTCGAGCGTGAGTTTCTTGCCCCTTGGCTTCGGTGCATCGATGACGTCCAGGCCGGCGGCTTCAGCGCCCTCGATCACGTCTTCAGTTGAGGGTGCGTCTTCACCGGGTGTACGGACTGCTGCGGTCTTGCTCATGGCGGGCTGCTCCAGAGGATTGAGGGGTGGGAATGGCGGTGATGATGTCGCCCGGGGTCCCCAAAATCTTGGACATTGATTGCCAGGGTCTGGCGCTCGAAGGCACGCGGTCCTATGCTCGACGCCACAACGGGAGCCCTCTCCTTTCAGCTTCGGGTGTTCCGAGTGCTGCCTCGATCGTGGGGCGGCTCTGAGGCAATCAGGCCATCCTCGCTAACCGCGCGCTCCCGGTAGGTTCATCAGGCGTGCGGCATGCGCAAACCGTGAGGGCTCGTAAGTAAGCGGCGGTAAGGTTGGCAGCGGGATAAGGAAAGCCGGCACTGGTGGCCGGCTTTTTCTTTGGGCGCTCGAGCGTCAGCTCATGATTGCCGTAAAGCACCGCGAACAAAAGCGGCCAGTGAGCATAACTATGCCGAGACTGCGTTCATTGGTTTGGAATTCCCGGTTGCAGCAACGGCAGTGTGTTCCAGGGTCTTGCGCATCGGCTTGCAACATCCGAAAGATGAAAGCCACCGCCCCGACCAAAAGTGTCAACAACACCAGGCCGCCGACCACCAGGGTCCATTGTGCCGGGCTCATGGCAGCTCCACCTCGTCCCCGAACTTGCTGGCCACGTAGGCGCGCATGGCGGCTTCCAGTGGCGTCGACCCAGCCCACGGTCCAGCGCCCACCCCGCTGCGCGCTGCGATGGCCATGCACGCACGCCAGTCTCGGCGCGTTGGCTCGGCTCGTCGCTCAATCGTGATCCCCTCCCGCTCGATGATCGGCCCGCCGTCGCTCCAGTGCTGGGATGGATAGAACCACCGAGTCAGGCCACCGCGCGGGAAAGATTCGTGAGCCTCGACCAGGTAGCACGCCGGGTGTTCCCACCTGCTCTGTGCATCACGGAGTTCGAAGTGCTTGGGCGCGGCCAGGCTGGGCGAGTAACCGTCAGCCATCGCCACCGCTGCATCCAGCAGAGCGCCCTCAAGTTCAGCGGTTTTGTGCTTCATGATCGTCCTTTTGAATACCAAACGTTTAAGTTTTGAACCGTTGCCCGGTCTCAGCCCGCGATTTCTGCATCCTCATGCGCCGCAATTGAATACTTTTTCGCTCACTTCACCCTTGCCGCACTCAGCTGCCCGTCCTTGCGCATGGGCACCTGGTCACGCGGCAGCCCAGACACCGAGCACCACAGCGAGATCAGCGCCTCCCCGCTGTTGTGCGCCGGCTGGCTGGTCCCTGTTTTCCAGAACCCGATCGACCCCACCGAGTTCCCGATTGTCTCGGCAATCCTGCGGTGGTTGAACTCCCGCCGCTCCAGCGCCACGATGATCACGAACCAGTCCACCTGCTGGCTCTCCCGCGAAAACGCGCGCGCACGCGAGGGAGAGTCCAGTTGCGATGCCTCCACGATCAAGTCCCGGCGGCGTTCTGCGTCGTCGTCCTGGGTCGGCTGGTCTGGGTGGTCGATGGCTGATTCCATGGCGGATACTCCGTTTATTGCTATCAAATGGGTAGCTACTGGTGCTTGTCTGCATTGGGCTGGCGCAGGATTTCGTCACGAAACCTGGCGTGTATGCCGTGCATGCGCTGGTCGGCCGCGCGCTTCATAAGGCTGATCTCTTGCGCTGTTCTGGATGGCTTTGGCTGGGGTTGCCTTTCAGCGTCTAAAACCAGATCGAACCACGGCGCCCCTTTGAACTGCATGGGCACATAGCCGAACGGTGTCTGGACCATCGGGGGATTGATGGCGCGTTGCATCTCGGCCCATATCTGATCCCGGACGCTCTCCAGCCATTCCTGCTGCCGCTCGTACACCTCGGTTGCCGTCATGCGCTGGTTGGGCACCCACACCTTGCCCAAAGGCATCAGGACACCGGAGGAGATGGCGGCCGGGGCGTAGCCGGCGGCCAGGATGGATCCGAGGAAGCCGCGGCGGTTCATGGCTTGGCCCTCGTGCTGGTCTTCAGGAATTCAAACGTTTTGGGCGTGACGAACATGCCCTGGCCGGGTATCTGGATCACGGTCGGCACCCACTTCGTGCCGTGGCGCTTGATCCACTTCTTCTGGATGCGGCGGTGGGTGGACCCCGTGCGGTCGGACCGACGGCGCTTGTGCTTCTTCACCGGGACGTAGGTTTCGCTCAGCACCGGTGAGATGTAGACGGTGATGCCGCTGACAGGTCGGCTACAGCTTCTCGCGCGCGGCGGCGCTGGTTTCTTCCGAATCGTTTGCTCATGTTGCTATACCTTTCATAGCTGATTGCGCCCGTGTATCAAGGGCTGCAGGTGGATTTGGCTCTGATTCCAGCAGCAATGCCCAGTGTGCGGCGCGGCGGTTACGTGGAGGCTCGGACAGGTCGCCCACCACCCGCTGCCACTCGAAAATCTGCCGGCCGTGCGCCACGTGAAACCAGCCGCGCTTGACCTCGCGCACCGCCGGGCCGCGGTCATAGGCTTCATGGCAGGCGCTGCAGCCTTGGGCGCTGCGGGCGTCGCTTGCCTTGGTGCCCATGCCCTTGCCCTGGTTCTCGTGGCAGGCCACGGTGGTGCGCGGGTCGTTGTTGCAGATTCCCGGGATCTGGAACAGGCAGCGCTTGCCGCGCGCCATGGCCAGCAGGGCTGGGTTGCGGTGCTCCACCGGCTTCGGGCACGCCTCTCCGGCCCCGTCAGCCCGGCTCGCGGGAGCAAAGTCTTGCTTGCCGGGCCAGACCATGGGTGGGCGGTCGGGCCTGGGCTTGGGGGTGAAGGGGCGGCGCTGGAGCATGGTCAGACCTTGTTCCAAGGCTTGAATGCGTCGAGTTGCGCAAGGTCCGGCCACACGCCGGTGAACGTCAGCGCGCGGTCGTCGATTGTTACTTTGGCGGGCGGCTTGAACCAGGGGAAAACGATGCGGCCAACGATCTGCTCAGCCCAAGCCCTGGCGTCGTCGTTTATGTCCGCATGGGTGAAGCTGACGAACTCCACGTCAGCGACAGTCCAATACATTTCGGTGTAGTGCTGGATCAACCAGCGTTTCATGGCGCGCTTACCGCCCCACTGGTGCGATCGGCTTGAGAAAATCTGCACGTCGAACGCTTCGAGCGCGTCGCGGATGAACTGCAGCGCGCCGGGTACTGGCGGGTCCGGTATGACGGCCGCACCCTGCCAGCGGCTGGTGTAGCTGTGGATTACGCCGTCGAAGTCGAGGCAAAGGATCGGCTTCATTCGCCCACCCGGATGACCATGGGCGCGGTGATGCCAACCTTGCGCGCGTGCTTGATGAGCGTCTGGGCAATTTCCATCGCCTGGTCGCCAGTGAAGCCGATCCACGCGACCGGCTTGGGGAAGGCCATGACGACCTTGCCGTTCTCCTCGGCGATCATCAGCGGAAGCGCGCCGGCGTCATCGGCATTGAGTTTGCCGTCCGGGTGCTCGCCGAAGGTCTGTTTCATGGCCTCGTGCATGGCCCGCCGATTCGGGTCGGCTTTACCAAAAGGCCATTCGCTGCTGTGGTGGGACATCTCAAGTTCTCCTGTTGTGGTTAAAAAAGCGCCATCACCAGCACCCCAATGGTCCCCAGCACCGCGATGACGATCACCACGATGCAGAGGGATTCAATGGAGGGCTGGTCTTCCATGGCGGGGCGCCGTTACAGCTCGAGGCCTTCGAGCGCGCTGGCGACCTGGTTGGAAAGCATGCGCACGCGCTTTGCCTGGTCGTCGATCTTTTTGGTCAGCAGGCTGGTGGCCGTCTCTGCCAGCTTTGCGTCTGAGCCGTTGGCGGGTTGAGGGCATGGCCGGCTGGCTGCCCCGATGCGCCCACACAGCACATCGATCTGCACGGAAAGACCGTTGATCTCGCTCTGCAGGTTTCCGACTGCCCGGAAGACCACCGATTCCGACGGTTCCGCGGCAGGATGCCCGCCGGCGCCGGTCATGCGGCCGCTGTTCTGATAATTCGCTGTTTCCATCTTCATTTCTCCAGTTGTGCGCCGTCATGCCCCGGCCGCTGGGCATCGGGGATTCAGACGGTGTGGGTGCCTTCGACGCCGCGCCGCATGCGCTCGAGCGTGCGCTGCTGCAGCCAGTGCATGGCTTCTTCGATGTGGGTCAGCGCGCATGCGTTGGCTTTGCAGCCATACGGGCCGTTCTGGAAGCCGCGCAGGCGGTCGGCCACGACGGCCAGAAGCGCTTCGTGCGTCACGCCGTTGACGCCGGCCTCGGGGATGGTGCCGTTCTGGAACTTGATGTGCAGCATCTTGGCGTGCTCGCCTGCCTCCACCATGTACTCGTGGTTTGCGCCGCCATGGCCGGGCTCGTCCAGCACGGCGATGAACAACGGGTCGGCCGCGTTCACTTTGTGGTCTTCGATCATTCGCATGAAAATCTCCGGTTGTTGCGCCCTGGCAGCTGCGGCGCGTCAGCTTTCTTGCTCGGTGACTGGCTCCAAAATCTCTCCGGTGTCCTGGTCAATGTTTGCGGCCAGTTTCTGCCGGCGCTGCGGCCGGAGGTTCGGCGGCATGGGCTCGGACACCACCACGCCCAGCTCGTCGGCCGCGATGGCAATGACCTCGTCGATGTACTTGGCCAGCCGGCGCACGCCCAGGTCCTCGGTGCTGACCCGCACGCGACGGCGGGACTTCTTGCCGGTGAAGGGGTTCACGGAGGTCAACCGGCGGTCCGGCAGCAGGCGCTCGCGGAAATATTCCTTCCACACCTTCATCGGGTATTGCTCGCCGTTGGCCCGGCCGTACAGGGCAATCTCGGTCAGCACCACGCCGTGGAGATATCCTCTTTGGGCCTCCGTGATGGCGTCGTCCAGCAAGCGGAACTCGGCCACCAGCGCACGGCCCTGGCGCAGCTGCTCGCCCACCCACGGCAGCGCATGCTTGATCAGCACTTCGCGGCCTTGCTCGGCGTTGTGGAGCTCTACGCGGTGGAGGATGTCGCTCACGATGGCACCCTCTCGCCAGTCTCAAACGCTTCCCGGCCATCCATGCTGGTGTGCACGTAGACACCGGGGGTGTCGTCAAGCTCGACGGGCTTGCACCAGCAGGCGGTGCTTGACTCGTGCTCGCGCAGGTCGCCCATGGGGAGGACGTGGTAGGTGTCGCTCACGGCCGCCCGCCCTCCACCTTGCGCGCTGCCGCCATGCGCCACTTCTCTTTCAGGGACAGCTCGCGCGGTGCTGGCGTGTATGGTCGGGCCACTGGCAGGGTCCACGGGTATTCGTGGTCCAGCTCGTACACCGGGGCGCCGCCGGGCAGCATGTCGCCGGTCTTGTCGTCGTTGGGCTGTTTCATGGCTGGCCCCGCAATTCATCCTCAAGCAGCCGCACCTGCGCTTTGTCGATGCGCCGGCGCTCCATGGTGGTCACTCCGAAGTTCTTCACCGGCTTCGGGGGTTTTGGCTTTTCGTGCCCGGCGATCACCACAATGGCGAGCTGCAAAACAGCAGGGTCTGTCGGGCGGCCGGCGAGCTGGGCCGTGCGGATCTGGATGGCTTCGTGGTAGGTCATGCGTCACCCAGCACGGTCAGGTCGAGCTGCTTGGCAATCAGGTGTTCAAGAATGGCGCCGCGCGATGTGCCCCACCCGGCCAGCATGTAGACGGCATCGGCGCTGGCCACCTGGGCAACGCTCATGCGCATGTAGCCGACCCATGATCCGCAGGGTGGTGCTGGGTTCTCGGCTGGGTTGATGACCTCGTGGCCCTCGGCGCGCAGGCGGGCAGCGGCGGCGTTGAAGGCTGGGTAGTTGAGGTCCGGGATTCCGGTACAAGGGCCTGCGATATATATGCGCATTCAACGCTCCAGATAAGCTGCGGCCGCGCGAAGGCGTCCCGGGTCATCGAACATGTTCCCAATGGCCAAATTGCAATTGCTGCAAAGAATTCCGCGAGGCTTCCCGCTGCTGTGCTCGTGATCGCCAACAAGGCGCTTTACGGAACCACAAATCTCGCAATGCTTTGGGAAATGAGCGTATTGCGGAGCATGGCGAAGGCCGTGTCCATGGGATGCTCTTCTGCATTTCTGAGAACAAAAAACAGCATTCGGCACTCCGCTTACAAAGCTATGCCCGCATGCGCATGTCCGATGATGAATACGGTCGCGCACCTTACCCTTGTTCGCCGCGGAAATCTTTGCTTTGCGATCTTCGCTGTGCGGCAAGCCAAGCTTGGCCTGGCTCATCTTGGCGCGCGTCTCAGCGCTGTGCTTGTAGCCTTTAGGTAATGGCATTTATGCAACCTCCAGCAGGCTGGGCTGTACGGTGCCGGCACGCACGTATGGCGTCAGGTGAACCACCACCCTCGCCTCGCCGTCCGGCTCCATGCGCTTCAAGTGGATGTCGTGCAGCAGCTTGTCGTCGCCGAACAGAACGTCCTTCAGCGCGTCGCTCAGGACCTTCTCGGTGTTGCCCAGGTCCAGGCACTGCACCGTGTCGTCCCAGGCGTCGCCGTGCTGCTTCATGCGCTTGAGGTAGTCCAGCGGCCGGTGCGGGTAGAGCTCGATCACGATGGCCACGCGCCCGGTGATGGGCTTGACGCCGGCGGCCTTTGCCAGCCAGCCCACGGTTTCCTTGTACGCCTTGGCCTCGGGCGTGACGTAGGTCAGCGCCATTGGCCGACCACCCTTCGGCGTGACCACGCGGTGAGCCCAGTAGCGGTTCGCGCTGATGGGATATGGCAGCTTCAGGGTGATCATGGCTCAGTGCACCGCGGCGCCGCCAGCCACAAACACATCCTCGGCCGTCAGCGGCAAGGTCTCGTTGTCAACCGGGAAGGGGTTTTCCAATGGTTCCTCGTCCGCTGCGGTCTCGATGGTCTCCACCGCCGGCGGGATCAGCTTGATGGTGATCAGGTCCTGCTCGAGCTGGGCCAGCTTGCCGATGGTCTCGCCGTCCAGGCGGTCACCGGAGTACTGCACCTGCCACGACAGGCGCACGGTGCCGCCCTCCTTCGTCTCGATGACCCGCTTGACCACCTTGCAGCAGTCGAAGGCCATGTGGCTGCGGTCGTCGTCCAGGCCGTATTCAATGTCCAGGTCGAAGCCGGCCATCTTGTTCTTTTTGTCGTCCAGCGCGAACTTGCCGCCGTTGAGCCGCGGGAAACGCAGGTTCGGCAGGATGTCGTCCACGCCGTCCAGCTGGTCCTGGCCCTGCTCGGCTGCGGCGTTGAAGTACAGCGCCTGGCGCAGGCCGGGGGCGATCTTGTCCAGCAGAGTGTTGGGGATGTCCACCGCCATGTTCAGGTCGCAGGCCTGCACCAGGTCGGGGCCATGGTTTTCCTTGCGGAAGTTGGCATGCGTCAGGGTCACGTCGGTGGGTTCGCGGAATTCAAAGACTGCTTTCGGGGTCATGGGTAGCTCCTTGGGTTGGTGGTCTCGGGGTAAAAATCGATGACTTGCACGCCGGTCAGGCGCCAGGTGTCGGGTTTGACTGCGTTGCCGTAGGTGCAGATGAGGGCACCAGCAAGGCGGCCGCGCGCCGCGCCTTCTCGGCCTTGATGTCGGTCAGCAGGTCCCGGTACACCCCGCTCGGGTCCTTGCGGTACTGGTCCAGCGCCCACACCGCGTATTGCGGGTCCAGGGCTTCCAGCGCGATCAGGTGGTGCACCAGCTTCTGGCGCAGCTCGGCGTAGGGGAAAGTCATTCAAAGGTGGCTCCCAGGCTCAGCTCGCGGCCGGTGAAGCGGTAGCGTGACAACCCATCTTTGATGACGGGCTCGCGCGTCGGTGTATCGGTCATGCGCCTGGCCCACTGGCGTGCGCTGCGGGCGTGTTTGTGGCCGTCATTGAGCATGCGCAGGGCGCGCAGCTGGAGTTGTTCGGTGGTGCTCATGCGACCACCTGTTGCCTGCCAACGTGTATCCACCCACCACCACGTATATTTCTTTTTATTGGGTGCTTTTCGCAGATGTCGTCAATGAACTTGCGCGCAAGGCTGAACTCTCCAGTCTCCTCATCGGACTGTGTGGCGCATAGGTAGCCAGGAATTCTGTAGACGGTCCAGCCCAGGGCCTGCAACCTGCTGTCGCGGGCTTCGTCCTTGGCCTTGTCCTGGTGGTACGCAAAACCGTCGCACTCAATCGCAACCAGGGCAGAAGGGTTTGCGAAGTCAAGGAACACACCGGCCACTGGCCACTGCGGGTACATCACGACGTTCGCGTCACGGATGTCCTCCCACAGCCAAGCCTCGATAGGTGTCATTCTGAGCAGACCATCCCAGGAATAGGCGCCAATGGCCCACTCGTCCGAAGGGGATGAATAAATCAATTCCTTGTGCTCGGCGTAGAAACGCTCGATGCCGTTCCAGTTGTTCATGTTGGTGCTCCAAGTGCGGATTCGGTCAAGCGCTGGGCCTCCGCCTTGCGCTCGGCGGTGTCGGCGATAGCAGCAGCTGCGGCCCGCTCCCGTTCTTCCTCGCGGCGCTGGGCGG